TTCGTTATTAGGTACATTTCCATGGTAATAAACACTGTTATTCCAAATATTAGTAAAAGTGTATGTTCTTTTGTCGTTTTCTTCGTCAAATGGTACTAACATATCATTAGACCATAATGCTTTGTTAGGTTTGTTCTCTAAATCTAAAGAAGTACCAATACTCTCGGCAAAAGGTATTTCAATTGTTTCAAAAACTAAGTCGAAGTTAATCACATTACCTTTATTATCAGGTGTTATTACTGACGAACATTTAACTTGATACTGTTTACCACTAGTATAGTAATTATCGTTCATCATATTATGATCGAATACTGGATAACCATATTTATCATATGATTGATAGTCATCTTTCGTCGGTTGTAAAAACTTGTAATTATGCTCTTCGGCATATCTAAGTTCTCTAATCCATACAGGTTCAGTGTTTACTGTTAAATCATAGAATTTATCTCGTAATCTTGGTATATCATTAAGTTTTGTACTAACAACATAGCAAGGTACCGTAATTTTCCTTTTACGGTACTGACTACTAAGTAACATACGACCACTTGTGTTTTCTTTTGTTTCATAGTTGTCCTCTATCTCCGGGCTTTCGATGACAATATCTTTCACTCGAAAACCGAAGTCAGACAACTTGTATTTAGTGCCATCTTTTTGTTTAATTTCTAAATCCATTGCCTGACCTCCTAGAATGTGAATGTGGCATCTCTATCTGCATTTTGTCCGTTGACAATATGAGTTAAAGCGTCGTTGTTAACATCCATTTTTACAGTAACAACACGTTGTGATGGGTTTGTTTTATATTCGTGAGTGTGAGTGATATTAGCATTAGCTGATGCACTCGCACTCTTAAGGTCTCTTTGTATACTTGGTACATTTAGACTTGGATCAAAAGCATCAGATACTCTTTGAGCCATTGCACCCATGCCTGATATCACATTTTTTCCTTCACTATTGATACCAATAGCGAAACCTTCCATTGTGTAACCACCAATTCCTTTAAACACTTTTGATGGAGAGTGAATGCCTAATGCGCTTTTAGCAGCATTTACTGCATTTTGAGCTACATTTTTTGCAGCATTGACTACCCAAGACATACCTTGTTTGATACCGTTAACTAAGCCACGCATTAAATCCATTCCGGCACTAGCGAATTGTCCTACAAAGTTTTTAACAGCATTCACTGCATTAGTCACACCATTTCTAACATTATTCACAACATTCCGCATACCATTAATAACTGCGTTAACAATTCCTCGCATAGCTGAACCTATAGAACTAAGCATGTTCATAAATCCGCTTACTGCTGCATGAACAGCACCCATTACAGCGTTTATAATTGTACTTTTAATTAAATTCCATAAAGAAGTTATTAAAGAAGAAATTGAAGTCATAATAGAACTTGTAATAGCGCTTAATCTAGCCCAACTTCCACTGACGATACCAACGATAATTGTAACTACACCTTGTATAACTCCTTTGATAGCATTCCATATAGTAGATGCTATGGTAGAAATAACACCAAATATAGTAGATGTTACAGTAGAAATCGTTGTCCAAGCTGTTGTAACGATAGTAACGATGATATTAACGATAGTCATAACGACCGTTGATATCGCAGTCCAAATAGTTTGTGCAATAGTAACAAGAACTGTCCAAATAGTTTGCGTAACTGTAACTATCGCCGTCCAAACTGTAGTAATAATTGTAATTAATGTTGTAATTATAGTTGTTATTACTGTAACAATAGCAGTCCATATCGTTTGTGCTACCGTTACTAAAACGTTCCATTGGAATTGTGCCATAGCAACAATTGTACTCCATATATTAGATAAGAAAGTTCCCAATCCACTAACTACAGAGATAACGGCATTGACAATTGCATTCCAAATAGAACTTGCAATACCAATTAACGCGCCAAATATTGTACTGAAAAAGTTGACTGCGTTTTGCCAAGTTTGTTGTAAATATTTACTCCAAATATCCCATATAGCTTGAGCTGCAGATACAATGTTTTGCCAAATAGTTTGTCCAACTTTTAATATAGTTTGCCAAGCACCTGACCAGTCACCGCTAAGTAACTGCAGTGCTACAGTAATAATGCCAATGATAATATCGAATGCAACCTTAATAACTGTAGTTATCACAGTCCAAACCGTGCTTACAACAGCAACTAAAGCTTGGAAACCTTGAGAAACTATTGGAGATATCAATTTAACTGCCGTTTCTACAACTTTTACGATATTATCCCAAGCGTTTTTAAATATAGGAACTAAAGGTCCCATGATAGCTTGAGCTTGAGAAAGCAAGTCTCCTAAAAATCCAATAACAGCTTGTATTGCGTTCCCTACTGCATCTTTAATAGCATTCCACGCGTCGCTCACAGCATTTCTTAATACTTCTGATGAATTCCACAAAGCAACGAATATAGCAATAACTGCAACGACTGCTGCTATGATTCCTAATATCGGTGCGTTTAGGTACATAAAAGCTAATGCGATAGTGTCTAAAACGCCACTAATGGCAACTCCAATCGAACTAAACGCTGCCATTACTGTTTCTGCACCTGTAAGAACCTTAACGAACGTTCCGATAAAGTCGATAATACCTAAGATAGGCGGTCCTAAAGTCATGAATACACCAGCTAATGTAGCGATTAAGCCTAATAATATACCAATAGCAGGGTGCGCCTCCGTTAATTTAGCGATAAAATCTGTAATCGCAATAGCAACATCTAATACAGCTGCAGCTAGTGGCGCCATAGCTGTTCCCACATTAATGATGATTTTAATTATATTACCTAATAATGTTATTAGTTTAGGACCATTTGTATTGATGTAGTCCATAAACTTTTTAAATCCGTCTGATTGCGCTATCGTAGCACTCCATGAAGCAAACTTTTCAGACATTTGCGCTAGAGATTCTAATATAGAGTGTGTATTCGGCGCAAATGCTTTCATGAGGTTAAAAATACCCTTGAAGGTATTTCCAAATATTTGTCCGATTAACGGTAAGTTCTGTTTAGTATATTCAACAAAGGATCTAATAGCTTCTTGTCCAGCCGATGACTGCGCCCAAGAATTAAAAGCTTGTCCCATTCGTTTAAATCCAGCTGCAGCCCAATCTGCAAGTGGCGCTAGTTGTGTGAGAACACTTACAACACCACTACCAAAATTGCCTGCTGCACTTAGCATATTATTGAATATTCTTACTCCTGTTGTGCCCATCATTTGGAAAAACTTTTGTGCAACTTGAGAGTTTTTAGCCCAATCAAGCATTTTAGCACTCGCTTGTTCCATTCCTTTTGACACGCCACTAATGAAAGGAGACAAACCTGCTAATGCCACTTTAATCATGTTTAAGCCATTAGCCATTGTGTTAAAGATTTGACTTTGATTTTTCTCTATAATACCTTGCCAAGCATCTTGAACACCTTGTAAGGCGCTTTCGTACTTTTTCGTTTCAGCTGTAGCTTGTAGAGTTCCATCGTTAAGCATTTTTATAGCACTTGCAGCCATAACTCCAAATCCCATAACGCCACTTGCAGCAACACCAAATGCAGCTGCTAATCCTGCAGCTCCACCAGCTACAACCCCGATAGCGTTAAGAACAGCAAATAATGCAGGAACCATCGAAGCAATGATAGGAACTACCAACGTTATATTGGAAATTAAAGAACCCTTTATCATGTTAGAAATTACGGTACCAATTGTTCTGATACGTGTAGCTAAAGCGTTCCATGAGTTCATAGAACTATCAATACCAGCTACCATTGCTCTAAATGCGCCTTGTGCTTTATCTGAATCAACATCTATCCTAGTGTGTATTCGGTTAGGAATTGAACGTAACATTGCTTTAAGCGCTAAAATCTTAGACACAGCAGCGCCTTCGTTAACTTCGACAGTAGCTTTCGCTTTTTGTCTCGCAAAGCTATTAAGCGACTTTTTAGCTTCAGCTATAGCGACACGTGCTTTAGTTGCGTCTGCATCTAAATGAGCACTATAAGAATTTCCGTCAAACATATCTAAATCAATCTGCAGCTTAGATAACGTTGATATAGCTCTTCTTGCGTCAACATCAGCATGCGCATTAGCATTTGATCCGTCGAAGCGTTCTAAATATGCTTGTGCTTCTTCAATATTAGCTTTCGCGCTTGCTACATTAGCGTCTAACTCTGCGTCGCCTCTGTAAGCATCGAACTTGCGCACATATTCTTCAGCTATTTGCACTTTGTTTTTAACTTCGTCAATATCTATATCAAGGTCAGCTTCTGCACGAGTGTTATTAAATGACTCTAATTCTTTTTTAGCTTTGTTTACTGCGCTAGTTAAACCTGATGCATCTGCATCAATTTCATTATCTTTGATTTTATCCATAGTGCCTTTAAAACGCTCTGCTGTGTTTTTAGCTGCTTGTATAGCACTTTTGAACTTTTTTGCGTTAGCTTCAATCGTCGCTTTTATACTATAGTTAGCTTCTGCCACGTGTTCCCACCTCCTTATTTATTAAGTTCTGCAATTTGTTGAAGTAAATCTTTAGGAGGCATATTCTCCTCAAATTTGCTTTCAGAAGCGAACTTCACAGGTTCGCCTTTGTTCAATCGTTGAATGTTTTCTTGATAATGCATGATATCGTCTGCACTTTTGAAACGATATTCTGTCTCGCCTTTTTTACCGCCACGTTTCTTCTTCTCTGCAGCTGCGTCTCTAATAGCAAAAGCGAGTTTGTACATATCCATATCTTTATCTAGTTGCTCATACTCTAGTGCATACATACGATAGTTGAATTCTCTAAGTGTCATTTGCTCAATAACATCTAGGTCGTAAATTTTCAGTTTGCTCATGCACAATATAACTATACGATCAAACGTTAATATTTCTTCTTCGTCTACTTCTTGCTGTTCTTTTTGTATTTTTTCGGAACGAGGTTTTGGGTTAAAACACGCTTTCCCAGTTCCTCGATGACTTTGTTACAAAATTCTTCAAGTCCTGTATTTTCAATAACATCTTCAACAACAGATTCTAAATCTTCTTCGGTTTTAGGCGCTCCTTTTTCTTGTGCTGTTGCAGCTTTAATAACTTTAGCGACATCTACTACACTGTGGCTTTCTAGTGCAGGTACTAACATTTCTGTACCTTTACCAAAGTTAACTTGTTCTGCTTCCATGCCCATTTCTTTATCAATGATGTTTAAAAACTTTAATCCGAATGATAGTTCAATTGTTTTACCGTTAAATTTGATTTCCATATTATTAATAACCTCACTTTAAAT